CAACACGGAGTTCGAAAACTGGGGTGCTGGCGCAGTGCCAGTCCGTTGGCAGGCGCTATCCGGATTGACGATGGCGAAGGACACGACGAACGTCTATAGCGCCAGGTTCCCGTATGCGATGTCGCTTAATCCGAACGGTAACCCCAACGGAAAGAACGACAACGCGAGGGCACTTCGCTACTTTTCGACGCAAGAACTCGCGAAGGTGCGCGGCAAAACGATCTCACTGGCATTGCTGGCGAAGGTGCCGGCCGGCCAGCCGTTTTCCGCAATCCTCGTCATCAAGGTTGGAGGTGCTACGCGGACGTTCACCTTCGCCGGACTGGTTAACTGCAAGGACGGGTGGATGTTGTACACCCTGCCGAACGTTCCGATTGACGATGTGGCGCTGGCTGACTTCTCGGCTTACGTTTCTCTGACCCCGGCCTTCTTCACGGCAACGCCAACGGCAGATCCTGTCTTGGTCCAGAAGTTTGTCATCGTCGATGGGCCACTCCCGAAGGGCATACTTCCCGCGCTGCCAACGGGACGGCCGGCGACCGGACTGACGTATCAGACGCGCGTGCAGGACAGCACGCCAACTGGCCACGTCAATCTGGAGATCGTCGGCAACTACCTCTACACGATCAACCAGAACAAGAAGCTGTTGATCTACAGCCTCACGGACCCGGCGAGCCCGACACTCGTCGGATCGGTGACCGACACCACCAACCTGAACGGCGCTGGCGGCATCCGACTGTCGCCCGATGGCAATCGCGCCTATGTCAGCTGCGAAGCTGGTGCGGCGATGACGGTCTGGGACGTCAGCAACAAGGCGGCTCCCGTCTTTGTCGCTACCCAGCGAGGGCCCACGCCCGGCACGTCATTGGCCGGCGCATCGAACCTGCGGCTCAACGCTGCCGGCACGCTGTGCATGGTGACAACGATCACGCGCAACTCTCTGGCGCTGATCGACATCACCAACCCGGCAGCCCCGACCTGGATCAAGGAGGTCACGGGGCTCAACGGTGCCCGAGACGTTTTCCTGTCCAAGGACGAGAAGACGGCCTATGTCACCTGCGACTCGGCCAGCAACATGTACGTGATCGACATCACCAATCCGGCGACCGCCGTTTCGGTGAGGACCGTGACTGATAGCGCCTATGGCTCTTTGGCTCGCGGCATCGTCATGAATGCAGCCGGTACCCGCCTCTATACGATGGGGCCGTCGAATGCAGGCGTCGGCTGGGTCGGTTCGATCGGTGTCTGGGACATCTCCGGAGCCAATCAGAATGCTCCGCTCAACGTCTCTGGCTACCTCGGGACCGCAAGCGGAACGCCTGGCTACATCGCTGGCGGTCGCGGAATGGTGCTCTCGCCTGACGAGCAGTACCTGTACGCGACGTCGGAGTCTGGTGACAACTTCTCGATCTTCGACATCAGCAAGGAGACCGCGATCCGCCTCATCGAGGTGAACCGGGGCACCGTCCCCGGCACGGATCTCGACGCAGCGTTCGGCCTCAAGGTCAAGGCTGGCTATGCCTATATCGCCTGCTACACGGGCGCCGCCTCTCCGGCGGGTCGAGGCATCGCGGTGGTCAAGATCGATCCGTTCTACGGGACGCCCGCTTAAGAGCGGGCTTCCAAATCCAATAGGTGGCGTACGGCTCCGGTAACGGATGTCCGCTCTAACGGGTAAGCCAGCACTCCCGTAGTCCTCGTAATTCCGTACCCGCGCAAACCCGGCTGATCCCCGGACCGCATACGGTTGAGGCATAGATCGCTCGACTTCTGGATTGGAGCGATCCCACCTACTGCCGTCCGTGACCAAAAATCACGGGCGGCACCTAATTCGCCAGGGTAGCTCAGACGGTAGAGCAGCGGGATCATAATCCGCGTGTCGCAGGTTCGAGTCCTGCCCTTGGCACCACGAAAGCCGCAAGGCGCACGCCATCCCCCAATCAGGGCGTCCCGACGACTGGGTAATCCGTCGCGTGAAGAAATCGGGTAGGGGGCTCCATTCCTGCATCAGTGAGCGCATGGGCGCGGCTAGGTCTCCAAAACCGAAGTCCGTTGGTTCGACTCCAACCACTGGTGCCAACCTTTCAGGCTCAACATGCTGTTCTCCATCCTGATGGGCCTCATGCCCAAGCTCGGGTCGTGGTTCGTCGACTATCTGGGCAAGAGGTCCGACAACGAACTCGAAAAGATCAAGGCGACGATCGGCGGCGACGTGCAGCTGAATGTCGCCGAGCTGCGCTACAAGGTCGAGATCGCCCGCATGGCGGCCGACATGCGCAAGGACGATCGCGAGCACTGGTTCACAGCGTGGATGGTGCCGTGCGCATTCTCCATCTTCATCCTCCATGTCGCTGCCGTCGTCTTCGACAGCATGCCGCTGCTCGGCCATGAGGTCGGAAGCTGGAAGGTAGCCAAGCTGCCGGGCATCTACGCCGACATGCAATACAACATCATCATGACGATCTGCGGCGTGGCCGGGGTCTCGACCATCAAGAAGATCTTCTCCCGATGAAAGTCATCACCGACGTCAGCATGGTTGCCGAGTTTGCGGCGGCCAAGCTTCCCATGATCATCAAGTTCGAAGCGAAGTGGTGCCAGCCATGCAAAGCGATGACGCCAACCCTTCTCGCTATCGAGAAAGAATACGGGCCCCGCGTTCAATTCTACACCGCCAACGTGGAGCACTGCCAGCTCATCACGCAGCGGTACCAGGTCTCGCAAATCCCAGCTCTGTTGGTCGTTCAAAACGGCCAGCTGCTGGCGAAGCGCGTCGGATCAGGTTCCAGGCAGGAAATCGTCCAGTGGATGCGTCAGTCGATCCCAGGCCTAAGAGATGACGGCTAACGGGAGAGAACAGTTCACCATCGACTTCGCGTCGATGTCGATCGTCTACGAGCGCGGCTTCTCCGTTCCGATCGTCGCCATGATCGACCGCTTCGACATGGAAACGGACGATCCGGACGAAGCGGAGGAGCTGCTTGTCCAGATGCCGCCGGACGGCATCGTCGTCGTGCTGCTGATGAGCGATCTCGACGAAATGATCGAGCGCACCGGTCGCGCCTAACAAACAAGAAGAAAAGACAATGAGCGATTTACCCCCTCGTCGCCGGGGACGGCCGACGAATGAGGAGAAGGCTGCCCGCGAGGCTGCCGTTAAAGCGAAGGTCGCGAAGGACGCGCAGGAGACTGAGTTCCTCGACGACGTCCTCGCCAAGCCGATCAAGCGCCGTGGCGGCAACGCAAGACTTCACCCGGATGAGGAAACTCTGCGCACCATCGGCGAGCTGGGCAAACTGTTCTGCACCCAGGAAGAGGTTGCCGCGGTGCTCGGCGTCTGCCGCAAGACGTTTCAGAACTTCCTCGGCGAATGTCCGGAGGCCCGCGAGGTCTGGGACGACGGCCTGATGCACGCCAAGGTCTCGCTGCGCCGCAAGCAGTTGTCGCTCGCCGACAAGAACGCGCCGGCCGCCATCTTCCTCGGCAAGAACTACCTCGGCCAGAAGGACGAGAGCACCACCAACATGAACATCTCCAAGCCCGCCGCTGAAATGAGCGAAGCGGAGCTGATGGAGATCGCAATGCGCAAGTCCGCGCCGCCGGCCAAGCCCGAGGCGAAGAAGGACAGCGTCCACTGACAGCAACCACGCGGGAGGCACCCATGATCGAAGACCAGAGGCGATCCCGCGCGGTGAGCGAGAGCATTCGTCGGCAGCGGCGTGAAGCCATGGAGCAACAGCTTTTGCAGTCGAAGAACTTTTCCGAGGTCAAGCGGGAGGTTCCAGCAGAACCGGCGCCTCCGGCTCCCATCCCGGAGCCCCTTCAGCATCAACCCGACCGAGAGGTCGTTCCACCGAAAGAGGAAAAATTCACCATGGGTCTCCCCCATCTCGTTATCGTCGGCGCTGACAAAGGCGGCGTTGGCAAGACCACCGTTTCTGACACCGTTCTCGGCTACTTCGCCGCGCAGGGCGTGGACGCTCGCGCGATCGACACCCAGATGCCCGCTGGCAATCTGATCCGCCGCTACCCCGCCGTCACCGAGGTCATCGACCTGGCCAGCTCGGACGGCCAGATCAAGGTCTTCGACTCTCTGGGCAAACATGCCGTCACCGTGATCGACATCCAGGCTGGCCTGCTCTCGCCGACGCTGACCCTACTCAGTGAGATCGGCCTGCTTTCCATGGTCCAGGACGGCAAGATGAATGTGACCGTGATGCACGTCATCGGAAGCACGGTGCAGTCGCTCAGCGAGATTGAAGGCGCCGCCAAGATCATCGCCGGCTCGCGCCACTTCATCGTCAAGAACCACTCGAACGACGCCGCGTTCTTCGACGGCCTCAACGTGTCGACCGAA